CTGGGAACAGTTCATATTCCTTGACGGTTTCGGAAAACCACGCTGTAACGTCAGAATAGTTGATTGAATTGCCCGTGCATAGCCGCAAAAGCCCCCGTTCAAACCATTTGTCATAAGGGATTTTGTCCTGTTGGACGCGCTCTTGAAGTCTGTCAGCGGGCAAGAAATACATTTGCGTTATGTATTTCGTATCGTCCCCGCGCTTCATAAACAGGAGCGACGCGCAAGTTAAATCCGTCGTAATGGACAGGTCAACGCCGCCTATACAGTACGCGCCCCGAAAATCTTCTAAGGAAAAAGTTTCTTCATTGTTTATATCATCAAAGGAAAGCCACGCCGTTTTCACGGTTTCCCGGACGTTGAATTCCTTGCAGAGAACGCCCGAAAGTTCGTTGCGATTTTGCTTCGCCCGCTCTACCTTGGCGCTCAGGTCGTCCAGCTTCTTTATGGAACGTAAAGCCGGGTTCGCTTTAACCCATGCTTTCGGGTCTGTCCATTCGGCGCGGTCGTCCAGTTCATAGAGGATAGGCAGAAAGCGGAGGTCTTGTATTACCCCGTCCGCGACTTGCGCCGCATGGCTATACATATCGTCAAATATACATTCCCGCACGGTTCCGGCGGTCGTTATCATCACAAGCAGGGGTTGACGGCGGGCGGCTTGGGATTGGTGCATAACCTCGTAAAGGTTTCTGTCCCTCACGCCGTGCAGCTCGTCCATGACGCAAAAGGAACAGTTCAAGCCGTCCAGCGTGTCAGAGTTCCGCGCAAGGGGTTGAAACTTTGACATAGTGGGCGAATAGTATAAATCCGTCTTGCGCTTCTTGAAATGCTTGGACAAGTCCGGCGACTGCTTTATCATATTATGGGCTTCGTCAAACAATAACCGCGCTTGCGCGTATTTTGTCGCCGTTGAATACACCTCCGCGCCGCCCTCGCCGTCGGAAGTGAGCATATAGAGGGCTAACCCGGCTAATAGCGTACTCTTGCCGTTTTTACGCCCCACAAGGAAGAAACTTTCCCGGTATTGGCGTAAGCCCGTTTGAGCGTCCACAAAGCCGAACAGGGCTTGTATAAACGCCTTTTGAAAGAGTTCAAGCCGAATACACTGTCCCGCCCATTCGCCCTTAGAGTGCTTGCAAAACCGCTCTATAAACTCTATGGGGCGATTGGCGCGGGCTTCGTCGAACATATACCCGCCCCGAATTGAATTCGTGTCAGCCGCAAGGCGGGCATATACCGCCTTAACCCGCTTTGAAGCTGCTATTTCCCCGGACTGGATTTTTGCGTTGTATTCGGCGATATAGTTCATATTACAAGCAGTCCGCGCCCGCCCTCGTCATAGGGGGACGGCGTGTTGAATTCGGTCAATGCGTCGGCTTGGGTCTGCTCGATTTCGTCCTCACTCACAAGCCGCAAGTAGAGTTTGGCGGTATCCGTGTAGGTTTTGAGCAAGGCGCGGTATTCCTTGCTTTCGCCCTCGCCCTTGATTTCATCAAGCTGCTTTTCAAGGTATATCATTTCTTCCGACAGGCGGTTAATGACAAATGCCCGTTCCTGTTCGTGGGTTTCGCTTTTCGTGTTCATAGTGATTGCTCCTTTCTGATGTCGCCCTCGGGCGTGAATTCAAGTCCCCGGCAGGTCGCGCCGCCCGCGCTGAAATGCTCGGTATTATGGCAGTCGATACAGAGGGCTTCAAGGTTCGCCGGGTTTAGGGATATATCCGGGTCTGTGATATTGGCGGCGGTTATGTGCGTCTTATGATGCGCTATGTCAGCGGGCTTGCCGCAGCGTTCGCAGATGTAGTATTTTGATAGCAGGAACGCCCGCGACAGCCGCCGCCACGCCGTGGAATTGTAGAAAGCCGCCTGCGTCATAGTATCGCCCTTTCAGCGGACAGCGCCTTTAACAGGCAGTCTATGACGCGCTGTAATTTGTCGGCATCGGCGTTTTCGCCGTAATACCATTGTTGCAGGATAAACCGCGCCGCCGTCCGCGCCACGGGGGAATAATCCCCCGCAGCAGCGTAACCCGTTGTTTCAGTCAAGTATGGCGATATCGCTTGGATAAGCGGGTAAATGATTTCGTCGTTGTCCGTCCCGTCTATCCGTAAAATGTCGCGGGCTTCGTCTATATTGAAAATCATGGTCTTAACCTCCGTTCAAAGGGTGTCCGCTATTAGCGGCTCCCTTATGCCGCGTCAACCTCGATTTTAACAAACGCGCCGGGGACAATGGGCTTGCCGTCGGCGATACACAAAGCGCGGTAGTCGATAAGCCCGGACGTAAAGCCGCTTTCCCGGCTAACCTCAACCGCCACGCCCTCGGGGACATTCACGCCGTAATAGCGGAAGTTTCCGAAAAGCACCGTTCCCGCCGGGATATTGTCGTCAAGTACGATTTCAAAACCGAACAGGCGATGAACGCCGCCGCGCTCGTTGTCGGTAAACATATAGTCGCCCTCGCCGTTTTTGAGCGGGTACACCTGCCCGAAAAGGGTTGCCGTGGACATTGCGAATTTTGCGCCGCCCGCATAGCCTGCGGGAAGTTTGGTGATTGCCGCAAGCAGATTGTCGGCGGTCAGGCTCTCGGTTTCAATGCTGTTGGTCGTGTCCCATGTAATGCCGGGTAAAATGCCTGTGGGTTGTCCTGCCCCTGCGCCTGTGCCGCTCACGATAGCCGCGTTTATCGCGTCGGAAATGCTGCTTTTAAGTTCCTGCGTCAGGTAGCTTTCAAACGCCGCGATTTCCATACGCTTCACCGCTGCCGACATGGACAGGATTTTAATAAGTTCACGCCCGGTGAATGTTACTCCCGTGGTCGTTATGTTCTTGCGTTCAATTGCCGCGCCCTCGGTGTGCCAGCTTGCCGCGTCTGTGGGTGTTCCCACGGGTACGGACAAGTTGGACGGGACATTGAACAGGCGAATTTCGTTGAACAAACCGCCCACGGGTCGCGCTTGTGATATAACCTCGTTAAGGGTCTGCATGGGGATAACCGCCGCCGAATTTGACAGCGTGTTGAATGTATCGGCGCGTTTTTCTGCCTGTGCCGCCTGATATGCGCGGGTTTCGCCGTCGGTGAGTTCCTTTCCCAAAAGGGACTTGAAAAACGCCGTGCGGTATTCGGGGGTCGCGTGGGTGTCGGGATTGCTTGCGCCCTTTTCAAGGCTTGCGGTAATAGGGTTAAACATTTCTTTTTCCTCCTGCTTTTCGGCTCTCGCCGTGATTTTTGTTTGCGGGTATGCCGCCCGCGTTACTGCTGAAATTTCATATACCTTGCCGATTTTGGTAACTGTCCGGGTTTTGGTCTGGTCGTTATACTCGCTTTCGGCAATATCGAACATAAACGACATTTGCGCTATGTCCCCGCGCTTGATTGCGGTATGCAATTCGCGCCCGCGCTCCGTGTCGGGTAGGGTTGCGGTCATTGCAAGCCCTTTTTCCGTAATTGTGAGCGTCATTGTTTCGGGGCTTCTCGCAAGGGGGATTGACTGGTTATCGTGATTGACTTGTAATGTGATGTTTGACAAGTCCACGCCGTCAAGGGCGGTACGGGCAATAACCTCCGTAACGTCCCCGATTTGGGCGGGTTGGTCAAACACGATAGGCAAGCCCTCCACGATTAAAGGCTTGTCGCTGTCCGCATGGACGTTATACGCCCGTGTTTGCTGTGTCATTTTCTGATACCTCGCTTTCAAGTTGATATTGGTTTGCTTTATCCGCTGATACATAGTTTAAGGATTGTAACCGCGTGTCGCCGTCAGGGACAGGCGGAAGGGCTAACAGTTTCCGCGCTTCGTTGAGCGTCATTAACCCTAACGGGGCGGCTTCGTGCAATAGCTTTATCTTGGTCGCCGCGCTGGAAAATTCCAGCCGTTCAGCCGTGAACGTGATTTCCGCGCCCGCCTTGCGTGTAAATTCCTGCGACAGTTGCAAGGCGAACGGTTCAATAACGCTTTCATAGAACGCGCTGAATTCGTCCTCGCTGTAACTGCCGGATACGATTTTCGGATTAATACCTAAATAGTCGTATATTTGGCGGTTGACGGCTCCTATTTGCTCCTGCGGTATGGTGTAGGGCGTTGTATTGGTCGGGATAAAGTCAAAGCGCTGGTCGGTCGCCGCCACGCCGCCGGAATTGGTCGGGTTGAAATAGTCGGTGACAAACTGTTCCTTTTCCCTGCGTACCTGTTCGGGATTGACAAGCGACGTAAATTTGAGAACGCCCCGAATGTTCACGCCGTTTTTGACGCTTGCCGCTATTCCTTGGTTGAGCGTCTGCGCCGTGTCCAGCAGAGGGAACAAGGGCGCGTTGCTGTCACCTAAAAGGTCGTTGCCGTAAAAGTGGCGGCGCAAGTGGACGATATCGCCATAAGGGAAAGTCGTTTGCTTGCCGTCATGGAAAAGGCAGGTCATGTATAACTGCCCGTCCGTGCCGGAAGAAAACTCCACGCTTGACGGCGTGATGGGGTACACATTGCGGATACCCCTTTGTTCGCGTTGCAGCAGGATAAAGGCATTGTTGCTTGTGAAGTATGCCGCCGCCGTTTTACTGAGCAGGTCATACGGGTTCATGTACTCGT